CTTGCAACTTGATAATTACCATGATAATCTGCAACATCAAAATAAACATTAGAAGTTGTATTCAACTTTTTCTTTAAAGTTAATAAAGCATGTAAATGAGGAAAGCCATCTTCATGTAACTCACGACAAACAATCATATAATCTACAGAAACCTTAGACATTAAAAGATCAGCAAGATCTTTACGTTCTAATTCACATCTAGGATATGTCAAAAAAAGATTTTTACCTGAAAGACGAAAATTACCATTTTTTTTGGAATTTTTCTTTTTTTGTGATTCTTCAACTAATTCAAGATCAAACATTTAAAATGAAATTAAATTAATAAAATTCGAGCATTATATGCTCGCCCATATGACGTCAAATTTCATGATGACGTCATCTGATGAATTCTGGCAAATTGAAATAATAAAATAAATAATAAAATTAATAAATAAAATTTTATATATGCCCCAAGGCTATGCCCCATGCCCCAAGGGGTTCCAGTAATATTAATGGAACCCCTTGGTGCATCATATATAACCGGACTTCGAGTTGCCGCGTACGCGCACCACTCGTCCGGAGCATGTGCAATGTCAATAAAAAGTGTGTAAATTTTATAATTAATTATCTAACATATCATTTATTATCATTACAAACAGTAATGTAAACAGTGAAATAAACCTCCCAACAAACGTATCCATTAGAAAAAGTAACAGGAGAATTACCACCACATGAAAATTGACCCTTAAGAGACGAAACACTTGAAACCGGATAAAACTTACCTAAATTTAAAGTATAATCAGGAGGAATTGTAAACAAAGCATCAGTAGCTTTTGGATTCAAAGGATCGACTCTTAAAGCTGAATCTCTGATATACAAATCAGCAAAATTTTTATTAACTGATGTCTCAGTAGGGAAAAAATCTAAAAACAACGAAGGCGAAACATCAGCATTTAATGTTCCTCTTTCTGGACGAAATATAGGAACTATCTCAACAAAAATAGAATCAATTCTAAAAAAACTAAATGAATTTGAAATCATAGTCCATTGTGAAGAAAGTGCTAAAACATCTTTTAAATTAATATATCGAGCATTAGAAATAAACCGATAACAATCAGTAGAAATATAAGAAAGAATATGCGAATAAGTATGTAAAGTAAGTTGTTGTTCAGAATTTTCCATTTTAAATGAAATTAAATAATATAATATAATATAAAACATATTATTAAACAAAGTCGTATATATAATTATCTACTATCGGTATCCGATTACCCATACCCCAACATAAAAATGGCGTCGTTGCAGGAGCAACTCCTTAAGGAAGCTGCTGAAATCCTAAATAATCTTTAAGTTCTAAATATACAGTAACAGTAATTTGAAAAGCTTCGCCACCATAGGCAATTACATCTAAAGTAGGAAAAATGAAATGACCACCACAATAAAGAAAATAACCTGTACCAAAATTAATTGTAGTACTTCGATATTTACCACAATATGTAGTTTGAGGAAAAACATATACTTTAGAAGTAACATCACCATTTCCCCACATTTTAAAATTCGTATCTGAATTTGCAAAATCATTTGCTGAAATACTGAGAGGAGGAATACCTGGATAATACATTAAAGCAAAATCAACAGGAGGAAATATATTTCTTGAAGTAATAGTAGTTCCAGTAAAAGGAGTATCAGTACAAACAGAACCACCTTCTACTTTAAGACCAAATAAACGACAAAATCCAAATTTACTACCGTAACTTAGCCACTTAGCGTCAGTCTTGTAAACATCATTAATAGGTAAATTATTAGCATAATCATAACTAATAGCAGGATCCCATATACCATATATATTATCATCAATAAATGCATAAGCAATAATAGAATACGTCCTAGAAATAGCTAAGATGTTATCCCCAGAGTTAAGAATTTTAGAAAAATACCCAGGAAATCTATCATACATTCTAGGAAGAAGTAACTCATCTTTAGTATCATCGAGAATATCATCGTCATCATATTTCTCCATTTAATATGAAATTAAATAAATAAATTCGATTTAAGCTTAGATATTAATATATTATTCTATAAATATTAAATAAAATGATATAATTTTCAATTCTATAATTTTAACTAACTAAGCTCTATCATTACAAACTGAAACATAATAAACAATTAACATTTCAAAAACAGGATAAGTGGTAGTAGGAGAACCAGAAACCAATTCACCACCAACTGAAAGTTGACCTTGAAGATTAGCAATAGAAATAACAGGATTCCATGTACCTAATCCAATACCATTTGTCAAATTGGAAAAATTTTTAGGAATAGAAATATATTTTTTTTGAATACCAGTCACATATGGATCAACTCTTAAAGCACTGTCAGTTGACATAATAGTATCGCCAGAATATGCAGTACTTGAAACAGAAGGATAATAATTGATATACAATGGAGGTGAAGGTAAAACAGCAGTACCCATTGAACCGTAATTATCATTGAATATTTTAGAACATCTAATGGAAATACCATTAATTCTGAACAAAGACCAATTGGCGGCAATAGTTGCCCATTGTGTAGTAGCTGCAATTTGAGTAGCCAAATTTGCATAATTAAAACCTGAAGAATAAGCATAACAATTACCACCAGTAGCAGAAGGAAATACATTCAAATTATCCATTAATTTAAAAGTGGTCTCACCAGACTTAATATTTCGCCTAACGTTTACACGTCTAGTATAAGCCTTGGTAGTTCTATATTTATTTGTAATAAATTTGCCAGTATTATAACGTTTTCTTTGACCACCATAAGAATAATTTTGTTGAACACCAAATTTTTTATATCCGTTCATTTTAAATGAAATTAAAATAATTAGAACCTTAAATAATTAATTTGAAAATTAAATTAATTAATTAAAATATTCTTGCAAAATACCATCAATAACAGTAACAACTTTGAACCTACGTTCTATAGCTTCACGCATTTCTTGGTCCCATTCTTTTTCATTATCACCAGGACACCAAATATCTCTTGGTAAATACTGAGAAGTAATAAACATCTTTGTATAAACAGGTCGAATGGTTCCACCTTTAATCTCAGCATTAAAAGAATAACAATCTGCCCAAATTTTAAGTAAATGTCCAAGACCTTGTCCAGCCTTATCAAAATCATCAATTAAAATAACAGTTTGACCGGTATATCCATCCCACCATTTGTTTTGTGCTTTAAAAAAACAAATATCTGGATAATTATCACGAATATATCGTGATTTACCAATTCCGGTCTTACCATAAATCCAAATACATTCCTTAGGTATATAATCAGGAACTTTAATAGAATCTAATCGATAACTATTAATAGCTTCCTTATATTGTTTATACTGAGAAATATGAACTACGCCTTCGTCAATAAGTTCATTAAGTGGTTTTGAAAGTATTGCTTTATTCTCAGCAGCTCTTTTCTGAACACGAGATTGGTTGTTACCAGTATACAATCCGTATTCGTATGGATGTTGATCATATTTCATAATATATTCACGGACATCATCTGTTGCTCTTGCAACTTGATAATTACCATGATAATCTGCAACATCAAAATAAACATTAGAAGTTGTATTCAACTTTTTCTTTAAAGTTAATAAAGCATGTAAATGAGGAAAGCCATCTTCATGTA